GATGCTATGGAAGAATGGGAAGCATATCATAAAGTAAAGAAAGAGGTTTATGGTGACGATGCTGATAACTTCTTTAGAGATGATTTAGATACTAAAGAGTTAAAGAAACTTCAGAAGAAGTGGTTAACCAAATCAAATAAGATTGAGAAGGATAATCTTAAAGAAGATGATAAGAACCTTATTAGACTTGTTAAAATTAGGAGTTCGTTATGGACTTAAATGTTATGGACTTAAATGATATTGAAGCAGGGGAAGTAACAGTTAAAGGTATTGAAGTTAATCAACCATCCAATTGGGAATGTTACCTCACTCCAGATTTAATACTTAATCCAACTGTGGGCAATGAACCCAATTGGTTTAATAGAAAGATGCAAGAGTTATGTTTTGGTTTTAAATGGAGGAAGAAATGATATTGTTATGGGCTATGTTTATACTCGGTGTTGTATTTGGTATGTCTCTTTTAATAGGTGTTATGGAATATATGAAGTACAAAGAATATAAAAAAATATGTTGAATAAAGGACTACTATGAAAAATGTAAGCGACAGTTTAGATGATTTATTGGAAATGATAAGAGCTTTGGATAAGAAGTTGGATGAGATTATAGAGAGAATTGATGGGTAGATTTATAAATGCATTACAAAGCCACTTGGAGGAAAAAGAAATGGGAGCTTTAAAAGAACATTTTGAAGAATTAGAAACAAAACATAAATTAGAGGTTGGTGAACTCGAAATGAGAATCATCGACCTTGAAACAGAATTGTCAATGATCAGAGAACGATACGATTCGATGTGTGGTAAGGTAAGAACCAACGCCAATGATAAACGTAATGAAGGTGATCATTTTTTAAGTAGTTACGGTAAAGATAGAAATGGTCCGTGGAATTAGAAGCCATTGTTGATTATTGCAGAGATCATTTATATATAAGACATGATCTTGATATAATCGTAACAGAGTGTTGCCTTAAGCATGATGGGGCATTAGGCTGGTGTTATGATATACACGACGGGGAGATTGATATTGAGTTAGATACCAATCAATCAAATGAAAGCATGATGCTTACGTTATGTCATGAGATGGTTCATGCATGGCAATTCTCTCAAGGTAGAGAATCATGTGAAGCTGAAGCGAATAGATTAGAGGAGACTTTATACAATGGCTATTTACACACAACCAATAGGTAACGGTAAACGATACGTAATGAATTGGGAAGATTACATGAAACACGGTTTTAAAGAAGAATTATCAACAGTAGAAGATATGCCTAAGCAACATAAGCTAGATTATATGGAATTAATGAGACAGGAGATGGAAGATGAACAATCAGAAATTAATAAGTGAATACTACCGCGAAGATAAAGCGGTAGCAAAGATTTATAGAGTTATTACTGAGATGGATGGAGATCATTCATACTATTCAATTACCTATAAAGATAAAGATGGAGTTCGATTAGGAGCAGAAGACTTTCCATTTAAGTCATTACAATATGTTGAAGACGCGGCTGAAAACTGGACGTTAGGGATTAAGGTGTTATATGGATGATTTTGATTTTGGTTTTACCCTCATCGATGAGAAAGATTTAGACTCAGTCCAGCAATTAAGTAAGGTGGTAGAGCAAAGCTCTAGTAATTATGATTCAGCCCAAGAGAAATTGGATGAGTTATATAATGCTATTACCCCACTACTTAATAATTTAAAAGCTGATCCATCACGTGAGTACATCAAGTGGCCTGATCGTGTTGCTAAGGTTGAAGCCTTCGAAGAATTTATTTCTGATATTTATTCGAAATAGCTGTTGACCTTTGATCCGTTTGAGTGTATAATGTAATTATAAACAATCAGAAAAGGAACTACATTATGACAAGAGAAGATAAATTAAGAAGTGAAGCTAAGACACGTAACCTATTAAAAGCGTTAGGAAAGTCTGCTAAAATTACAAGAACAACATTAGATGCCAATCGCCCTGAGAATATGTATAACTCAGACTTCGAGATTACAGAAGGCTGGGAAGAGTCAGGCATCATGGAAGTGGCTCGTAATACTATGGGAGAAGACAGTGGCTGGTAAAAAGAAAGTAAGAGCTAGAACTAAGTTTGGTTTAGCAGCTGCCCCTATCGATGGGGCATTTAGAGAATTCATTCAATATGTTCATCGTGAGGTGGATTCTAAAGAGTATGGGGAAGTAGTAAAGAACTATGTTAAACGAAAGTTTGATAGGGAAAATGCCAAGGCCATATTATCTGTTCCAGCATGGGAATACTCGTCTAGTCATATGGCAGGCATCTGTTACTGGGATTCATTAGACAACAAGTTTGACTCAGGATATGAGCATGCTATAAAATGGATCAATGATAAATTTACTGATTTTAAATCTCGAGGAACTTCTATCATATCTGATAAGAAGCCAACTGTTAGAATGTTAACTCCAGTAGAACGAGCTATCATTAAGATTAACTCAACTATTATGGAAGACTTATATGCCATTGAAGATAGATGGCATGTTGGTAAGACAGTCGGTAAGTTTGATCTATATAATAAGTTAAAGACTTACGAGATTAAGCGCTTTGTTGAAGTAGAAGCTTGGATACATGAGCACTTAGACGACTATAAAGCTGTCATTGCTAAAGAGGATGATCAGATCGTAGAAGCATATAAACACCTGACAATCAAGGATTTGACGGCCAGAGTAGCGGTATTAGAGCAGTTTATTGGTGATGTTGATAACATGAAGCAGAGTATGAAGGCTACCAGGAAGGTTAAAATCTCTGTTAAGAAGCTTAAAGGGGCTGATAAGCAAGTGGAGAAGTTGAAATATCAAAAGGAAAATAGAGATTATAAATTGACATCTATCAATCCTATGAGAATTCCTGGATCGATGAATATGTATGCATTCAACACTAAGACGAGACAACTAATGATATTCATATCTAATAATCCAGATGGAATAACTGTTACAGGATCAACAATTAAAGGGTTTGATAAAGAGCTAAGTATGGTGCTAAAACTGAGAAAACCAGGGGACATTCTTCCTACTATATTGAAGAAGACACCAAAGCAAATCGAGAAGTTCGTTGGAACAATCAAGGCAACAAAGAAGGTTCCTTCAGGACGATTAAATCATGATGTAATAATATTGAGGAGTAAATAGTGGATGATATAAACAAGAAGTCTTTTTCAAGAATGGTAGAGAACTATATGATTAAACATAGTAAGGACTCATCATACATAGACGCTGTTGTTGAATTGTGCGAGCGGAATGACATTGACGTTAGAGATGCTAAAAAGCTATTATCAAAACAGCTGATTGATAAGATTGAATTTGAAGCTCAACAGGTTAACATGGTTATCAGAGATACTGAAACATCCCAATTAGCTGTTGACTTTTAGACACGTTTAGTGTATAATATATATTATGATTATGGAAGGTATAGACGCATATAAGTACAGCATGGCCATCAAGATGCACTTTAGTGGATCATATGATGCCATCAAGTACCATTTTAAAACAAGAGTATCCCAAAAGAGTTATTGGGGGAGACCAGATAAATACCAACTGACTAAGATTGGCAAGAGGTTCAACAAGGTAGAAGATATTATACAATACTTCGTAGCCCATAATCTTGCTGGCAATAGTTGGAGTGGTGATATGATTAGGGATGAGAAGACCTATACCGATCATATGAAACGAATCGAGAGTCTTTCTTATAATTTTAAGAATGAACTTGAAGATCTATCCGAGTATAGTTTAGACGGATTGCTTAGTTGTTATAAAGATAACTATCCAATCATTATAAATAAATACCTGGAAGAAACAGTGTCGATAGAGACAGTGTGTATTCTTAATGCATTAACAGGTTTTATTGAAGATGCAAATGGAAAGATTACGGAAACAATACTGTGGCCGGATCTATACAAAAAGGTGGTTAAGTATCAACCTTTCATAACCTTTGATAAAGATAAGATGATGAAGATTGTGCTTAATACATTTACATGATGATACAAAAAAATATAAAATAATATAACAATATACGGAGAAATAATATGGGTTTTGCAGACTTAAAAGAAAAAGCAATGAATATGGATTCATTGGTAGGGGCAGGTAATAAAGAAATTAAGAAAGAATCGTACGGTGATGATCGTATGTGGAAACCAACAGTGGATAAAGCTGGTAATGGTTACGCAGTGATTAGATTCTTACCTGCAGTAGAAGGTGATGACTTACCTTGGGCTAAGTATTGGGATCACTTCTTTAAGGGTCCTACAGGTCTATGGTACGTAGAGAAGTCTTTAACTACTATCGGTAAGGATGATCCAGTATCAGAATTAAATTCTAAACTATGGAATAATGGTACTGAAGAAGGAAAGGCAACTGCACGTAAACAGAAGAGAGGATTGCATTATGTTTCCAACATCTATGTAATATCAGATCCAGAGAACCCAGAGAACAATGGCAAGACATTCTTATACCAGTATGGTGCTAAGATCTTTGAGAAGGTTATGGATGCTATGCAACCAAAGTTCGCTGACGAGACAGCAACTAATCCCTTTGATCTATGGAAAGGAGCTAACTTTAAGTTAAAGATTGCAAAGGTAGCTGGTTACAGAAACTATGATCGTTCTGAGTTTGGTCCTGCAGAAGCACTAGCTGAAGATGCTAAGTTGGAAGCAATCTATAATGCTGAGCACTCATTAAAAGAGTTCACTGATCCATCTACGTTTAAGTCTTACGACGAGTTGAAGGTCAATTTGACAAGAGTACTTGGAGAAGGTGGTCATGTGACTACATCTGCTGAAGCAGTTGATTTAGAGAACACAGTTGTGTCTCCTATGGAATCAGCTCCTACTGCAGCTGCTCCATCTGAGTCAAGTGATGATACTATGAGTTACTTTGCTAAGTTAGCAGCTGAAGCGTAAGCTTTAAGTAGTTAATAAGAAGCCCCTTAATTGGGGCTTTTTTGTGTCTTAGTATCCAGGTCCATGAGGAATACTGTATATCAGGGGGTCATCATACAACTTGGTGGAATTCATCATAGAATCACTTCCTCCGTAGTTGTGAATGACTACACTATTACCAGAGTCTACAGTGTTTCCAGAATTTACTATATTACTTGCTGTATCTAGAAGTTCCTGGCCACCATCTATACTAGGTTGTATGGCTGCATTACGCATTTTAACAGCATCTTCCAACGTATTAGCAGCTAGTGTCTTATGATTAAGAGGTAATGTTGATATAGGTCGGCCTCTTCTATCTACTGACGCATCTGGATCTATAGTAACTCCACCTTCAACTGCCATCGGGGAGTCTCCAGTCGCACCACCCTCTTTATCAATCTCGTCTACAATATCAATTACATAAGCAAATGCCATACTTTCGACAGCGAATGATGCTGCGAGTATTAGCCATGATACTGGACCACCAAGGGTAAGTATGGCTCTAATTTTAGATAAATTCTTAGAAGCGATTGCTACCCTTAAAGCAGCTAGTGTTGCTTTACTACCTTTTAACCACGATTTAATTTTACCTTTAAACGATGCAGGATCAATCTTAGATTTATAATTAATCTTCTTATCGGTAGGAAGTTTACTGCTCTTGCTAGAACTTGATTTGGTAGTAGTCTTATCAGCTTTGGCTTTATTGGCTGTCCTTTTTTCCTTTAGTTTATTCTGTTTATCAGCTTCTTTCTTTTTATCAATTTCTAACTTCTTCTTCCGCTGAGCTTCTTTCTTGGCTTTTCTTTCATCAAGTTTCTTCTGCTTTTCTGCTGCCATAGCCTTTTTACGGAGCTTCTTGTCTGCTGATTTCTTAGACAGAATCTTCTTTCCAGCAGCTATGGCACCACCAGCGACTAAAGTTCCAGCAATTTCAGGTCCAACCTCTTCAGCAGCTGATTTAAGATCGAATCCATTGCCTAATAGTTTAGCATTATGCTTACCTTGGAATCTAGTCGACTTACCTACAACAGCTAGTTTACGTTCTCTGTTAATTTCTTTCTCTGCAAGTTTGTTACCTTTTAGTAGATCTAAGATAGCAGTGTTCACACTAAGGATCTTCACCATAGTATCATTACTAAGAGACGATGATGCTATATTACTAGACATCAGTTCAGCATGATTGTCGCCAGTAGCTTTTCTTAAAAATGATGCCTTAGCCTCATCAGATTTGTTGAGCTTACTAAACAACTTTTCATTAGCTCTTGCATTCCATTTTGCAACTAACTCAGGAAGCTTATCAATACCTTCTCTGCCATTTTTAGCGATGAACATCTCAGATGCTCTTTTGATAGTAGCATCGATTCTATCTGAAGCAACTTTAGCAGCTTCAGCTACCTCTTTATTAAATATCTCGTGTCTAGGATCATCTGGAGATCTAAGAGCCTTCTTCATAGAACTAATATCTCTATCTCCCCCCTTCTTTGACGGAATAGTGTCCCACAACTTAAGCATTTCTTTACGAGTATATTTTTTACCATCTAAAGAATTACTATAAGTCTTGTTCTTATCCAATCCAGACACACTTTGTATGCCAAAGCCCTCAAGGAGTTTCATCTGCTCCATACCAATGGATCTATGTTTCTTAATGGCTTCGTTTTGTTCTTTAGATGCTATACGATGTCTTAAAGTTCGATCTTTAACAGAGGCGCCAACAAGGTCGTTATGCATATCTACAATTACTGTACGAATGGACCTGAGGCCCGCTTCTGTACGTGCATTAGATTCAACGGCATACTTAGAAGCGCTTAGGGATTCTTTACGCTGGTTTCCTGCTGTTTTTGCATTGACAACATCTCCAGTCAGCTGAAGCATTTCAACGTTTTTCAGTTGTATAAGGTTAGCATTAATGTTATCTAGAGTTTTTGTTAAGGCGCTAAACTCTTCTTGTATGTCAGATAAATGAGCTCGAGATTTATCTAAAGACTTATTCATCCTAGATTGACTCTCTTTCCCCTTTAAGTCGTTTATGTTTCTTTTATCTATTGGCATCCTCTATGTCCTCATTGATCTGTTTCATAAGCAATCCTGTATAAATTTCACGTTCATACGGTATCATGTTGTCCAACTCAACCAAACTATAATTATGCTCTTTCATCAACGAGAAGTTCATCCTGTAATGGGACTCTAGTGACTCATGCGAAAGAGCTAAATAAAAAAATCCATTAAGCCTGAGTATTCAAAATCATGCTTATGACCACACTTAGTACAAACAAAGCTATCATTGTATTGTATGTAAGGTGTGTTCAATAAAAAATCTATTACTTGATTAAACTGTAGAGAGCTTAATCCCTCTATAAATTCAATCCTATCTTTGATGCTAATGTCTCTTGCATCAAATACATCTCCACCATTGTATACAGTAATCAACGCGGCCGCAGCACTTCTGATTAAAACTTCGGTGTCGGTTTCCTCATCACTAAACTGTAATTTATCGTTCACTGAATTGTGAGCCAACTCTAGTGAAAACTCATCAGTTAAATTGATTACATTGACTACTTTTTCATTATTAACTAATTCTGCTTTAGCTAAGTTTAAAGCAACTTCATTATGGTGGCTGCACTCATCACATATCTTAATAATGTCAACAGTTTCACCAACACTTATACTTCTAAGTTTGATGAATATATATTCAACATCGTATGATGGCAAGTCTCCTGCATCACCTTTATAGTTAGTGCACTCATTGATGATGGAAACAATGGCTTGTTCCATCTGTTTGCCGTCCTCAGACTCAATAGCCATTAATAGAACCTTCTCTTCTCTTATTAAATACGGTCTGTATGTAATCTCAATGTTGTTAGATGGTATAGTTAAACTGTAACTAGGTACCGATATTTTTGGTAATGAATTCATAATATATTTCCGTTATTTAAAAAAAGTTTTTTACTTGCCCTATTGTGTTTTTTACTAATGATCCTGCTTGTCCTACTAAATCCATAAATCCATCTAAAATTCCTACAGACTCCCAATCATCAAATGATACTGTGACAGAGCATTGCAATAAGCTATTCTCTATAGAGTTACTTAGTTCAATTGCATTAACTGCAATAGGGAATGCGTTCTTCAGTTTGACTGAATATGCAGGAATGATGTCATTTGATGAACTTAACTGTTGGATAGTTATATCAGACACGTAATCACTCTTGTAATTTAATTTAAGAGTGTCCTGACTAATAACCATATTTTGCCACTCATCAAAGAACTTTCTAGCATAATAGTCGTTAGTCAGTATAAATGTAAACGTAACTTCATCTACTAAGTATGAATATGGTTTCTTCTTAGCTTTGTGGGTAGAGAAGCTTTCCATTGTTGCTATACGTTTACCTGGTAGTTGAACACTCTCACATAGTAAGAACATATCTCTAGGATCATTTATAAATGACATAGGATCAACTGAACCACCTGACATTAACGAGCCTGTCACGTTAGATATCAATCCACCTAAGTCAGTATTAATGAGACTATTGCCCCTAGGGTGGTGTACGTATATAGCGAATCTATTAGCTCTTGCTAAACCACCACGTTTTCCTAAAGTAGATTTTAATGTATCAATACCGACTGGAAGGGACATTAGTACTTACTCCTTGATTCTTTCCAAACAAATGATTTCTTCTTCTTAGCAAAGTTCTCTGTTGGTAAGAATATAGCTATATCCCATTCAGAGGCTTCAACCTTCATGATCTTAGAATCGATCTGTTCTGTTAAATAGTGTTTAAAACATGGCGCAAAGTATTTGAATTTTGCAGCTCCCTTTAATAAATTGTAGCTTAATTTTAATCTAGTCGTCTCATCAAACTTATTATTATTAGCAATGGCTGTTAACCTATCTAAAAATATAGCTCTTTGCTTTAGCGGAAGATAATGTAAATTCAATCCATAAAATCCACCAGGAGCTTGTTGTACCATTATAGTTAAAGGGAACCTATCATAATACGGTAACGTTTTTCTATGCTTTGGATCATACGCATACATAAACATATCGCCAACTCTAGGTCTCTGCTTCTTTACTAGTCTATCGTCCTTCAACATTTTATGCATGTTGATTTTGCCCATAGAGCTTACTTGCTTTCTAAACCAATCAGACGCTTCTTTAGATCGCTTGGGTAATCCCTTACGAAATGCTTCTGCTTCTAATTTGTCGAATAAACTTGCCATATCACTTATTTATAGTCTTTTTTTTCCTTTTCTTTAGGGGTTTCCAAGGAGCCGTTTTCTTTGTTTTCATACCAGGCACGCCAAAACTCTCTAGTGTCTTCTCTGTCCATATCTCAAACTTCCATCCTCTATCATCACAATACCTTTTAGCATACTTCCACTTCGAAGTGTTCTTCATATAAGTCAATGCTTCATTAAGGTTCTTTCTCTTTGGGGGTTTGGTTTGATCAAGTGGCTTAATCTCGACTAATATAACCTTTCCATCTATTCTCTTGACGGTAAGGTCAATAAAATATCTATGGGAACGCTTGTCCGTTGCACAAATGTATGGTATAATGGTCTCTTCAGAATTCCACCATCTAACCCACGATTGCTTTTCGATCCACCTAAATGTATTGCGTTCCCATAACGATCTATATGTTATTTTAGTGTGATCACCATGGTATTTTTCAGGATATTTTGGTTTCCATTTTCCACTGTATGTTTTTCTCATTGCCTTATAAATAAGTATTATTCACTTTTATTTATCCTACTATGTCAAGTCCATTAACAAGTATATCAGACGGTATAACCAATTTCGTAGGAGATTTATCTGACGCTTGGTCAGGCAATCAAGGCGGTAAATCTGCTGGACAAGGGGCTTACTTGTCGTACCCTAGAGATTTAGGAAATGATTATAGTGATATGATCGAGTACAATTCTGATGATCAGTTAGGGAGCGCTACAAGCTTCGCTGACTCAAGAGCGGACTCTAGTTTTGTTGAGTCAGGTGATACTCCGTATACAGGATCACCATTCATAATGTTTGAGTTTTTAAGATCATCAGCAGAAACATCTGAGGATCGTGTATCAGATTTAGCTGAAGAGATATCTTTATTGAACAACTCGATTGCATTTCGAGATGATGTAACATTTACTACAGAAGAGGCTGCTGAAATTGGAGCTAAGTCGTTGCAGAATGATATAAAGGATCTTGAAGGAAAGCTTCAAGAGGCCAAGAGTATTATGGGTAAAAAGGGATTAAATAATACTATAGCTATGTACATGACATCTGGAATTCAAATGTCTGATGGATTGAACTATGCATCTAACACCAGAAAAGCAGCTGCTGCAGCAGAGGATTACGATAACATTCAATTATCGAGGGACGGACTTACTCAAGCAGCAGCTAATCCAATGGCAGTTGTTGCTGGTGCTGGTGGATTGGCTGTGGGAGCTGCTAAGAAATTTAAATGGATGAAGAAGTTAGGTGGATTTGGCAGCCTTATAACTGCTGGTATCGGTGCTGTAGGAGCGGATGTGTTTGCAGATGAATATATTAAGAATAGTGGAAGAATAGCTAACCCTAATCCATACATGCAGTACCAAGGCACTGAAATGAGAACATTTTCATTTAATTGGAAAATGCTTCCTGACTCAAGCCAAGAATCGTTCGATTGTATCGACATCATTGAAGGGTTTCGATTGGGAGCAGCAGCTGATAAAATCAACTCAGTATCGATACAAGTTCCTGATGAAGTGATTGTATCGTTCCATGGGGTAACTGGTGTACCAGCATTACCACCATTAATTATAACCAATGTTTCAGTTAACTATAACCCTAATGCAGCTTCTTTCTTTCAACAAAATAATACACCTGTAGAGATCGACTTAACAGTTTCGTTCCAGGAAGTAGCACCAATATACAGAAGCGATATAGAGGAAATGGGGTACTAATATGGGATATTTTAAAAACTTTAAAAAGGTAATGTATAATCTTCAAGGGGATACTACAGAGCTACTAACAGATCTTACCAGCCACGTTGCTGTCGATGCGTCAACCCTTTCTAATCTATACTACTTCAGTGAGGTTAAGATTGAGGATGGAGAACGTCCTGATCAATTGTCGTTAAGATTATATGGAACTACCCAATACTATTGGATATTCCCTTTAATTAATAAAAATATAATCAACATCTGGAACGATTGGCCAAAGTCTCAAAGACAACTTAGAGAATATTGTCAATATAAATATCCAGGAGTTGTAATAACAATCAACCAATCTGATAACTATTTCAATGACCCCAGCTTCAATGAAGCCACTAACGAGCTAACCCCCTTGTATGTTGGACAAGAAGTTGAAGGACAGATTACTAATGCTAGAGGTAAGATAAGGTCTATTCATCTTTCTGCTGGTTATATTGTAGTAGATATGATAGGGGATACTCAATTTAATTCTGGTGGTGAAGATATAAAAAAAGTAAACGAGCAAAAGTTGTTCAACTCATACTCAATCACACCTCACATGGATGGTCCTAAGTATTTTACAGATATCGATACAGGAGATCAAGTTACCCCTAGAGCTATGATAACAGACAATGAAGGAAACACAGTAATGTCTGGTATTAACATCACTACCCACTATGAGGATGAGTCTTTCTATAACGATGCTAATAGACACATTAAAGTCATTAGGAAAGAGTATATAGATGAGTTTGTTACTAAATTTAATACAACTATGGCATCATGACCATAACGGATTTAGATGTATCTATAACCAGCAGAGGTTCTCAATTTTCTATAACCGACTTAGTAGAAGACATCGTTATAACTGAAAGTTTATTTGGGGATTTAACAGGTAAATTGGAAATTACAGACGGACTAGGAATGCTTGATATGGGCATTGATGATAATACATTGTTATCTATTTCATTCCGTTATAGAAGCACTAAAGTTGCACAGGTGTTCTATGTAGATGGAGTTAACAACGTTGATGTATCGACATCAAGTGTTTATAAGAAATACTCTATTAAACTAAGATCTACTAATGAGGTAAACAACTCCACTGAATTGCTATCTAGATCGTTTGAGGGACTTAGTACAGACATAGTGAAGTCCATACACGAAGACTTCTTTAACAATTCACTAGTGGTATTAGACAAGTCTATTACTAAGGGCAAATATATTAGTCCAAACATTAGTCCAAAGACTGCTATCAGCACTATATTAAGCAGGGCTTATAATAAAGACATATCTCCGTTCTTCATTTTTCAGAGATTAGCCTCCCCATCAACGTTTTTGACATCTTTATCTCATATAGAAAAACAGTCGTATCAATACACAATTGGAGATAGAGTAACTAGATCTGGAGAGATTCAGCCTAATAAATTAATAGGTGTGCCATCTCATATGATTATACATTCATCGGATGATAACCTAATCCAAAAGATATCTTCTGGGATGTATGGTAGATCTGTAAAAAGTGTGGATTTATCTTCTTCATCTCACTCAACTGCTACGACAGGAGCATTCGCTAATGCTAATAGTGCTATTTCTGTTAAGAGATTGGATCTATATGGGTCTGAAAATGAACCACTATTTAAAGATGATGATACTAACTTATGTTCAATGCAGTCTACAATGAATGCATTATTCAATACAAGTATCACAGCGTACGGGTGTGAAGCAATTCCTAGTGTTGGTGTTGGCAATAAAATAAAAGTCGATGTAAGTCAGAATAAATATAATAAAAGTGGATACAGCTCAAGGTATAGTGGAGCATATTTAGTTAGTCGGATCACACATAAAATAACTGATCTAGATTATACACAAAACATCGATCTAATACGAGGATAAATTATGAAGTTGTACTATGGTGTTGTAGAAAGTTTAGATGATCCGGATCAATTGGGCAGAGTTCAGGTTAGGATTCTAAATGTTCATTCAGAAAGTAAGATGGACATTCCTACAGAGGATCTTCCGTGGGCCATTGTTATGGCAGGTACTAATACTCCAGGAATATCTGGATTAGGACATTCTACATACTTAGTAAATGGATCTTGGGTAGTAGGGATGTTTATTGATAATGAATGTTACCAAGATTTCATTGTTATGGGAAGCGTTCCGTCTAAGAGTGGCAAGGATAGAGTAGACCCTTCTAAAGGATTCTGCGATTCAAGCAATGAGTTTCCTAGGATACTAGAAGAGCCTGATAACAATAGAAGAGTTAGGGGAGGATTCCCTAGTGCAGAAGACATTCAGCAGTCTTATGGTATGGGGAGACATCAACCTAAGATATCTCCATATAACCCTGAGTATCCTCATAACCATGTGTACGAGACTACTAGCGGACATATCAAAGAATTTGATGATACTCCAGGACACGAACGAGTATTAGAGAAGCATAGATCAGGAACATACTATGAAATATATCCTGATGGATCTAAAGTAACCAGGGTTAATGGAGATAATTATTCCTTGATAGTTGGCACTGACACATTAGAAGTAACAGGCAATGTTCATTTAGTTGTAGGAAGTGATGTTACTATTACTGTAGCAGGGTCAATGGAAGCTCGTGTCGACGGCAATATATATTTAGATGGACAGAGCAATAATACCGTATTCTCTTTAGGTAAGACTTTTGTTACTGCTGGGGATGATATTAACATCAGCACCGCTAAAGTATGTAACATAACAGCTCAAGATGATATCAACATTAAGTCTTTTAAGAAGATTAATATGCACGCAGTTGATGATATCAACATAACATCAGACGCTGATATCAACATTAAGTCTGGTACTGATAATGCAAAGAATATATACTTAAATGATTAACAATCTCACATAAATAGATATATGAGCAATTTACAACAGTATTCAGATTTAAACTTCTTATTCAAGATCAATCCTACCCTATCATCTAAGGGTGATATATCTAAGGTGAGTGGGATATTAGCTGTTAAGCAGAGTGTCATGAATATCCTAAGAACTAATCATGGAGAGAGACTATTCAATCCTTTATTTGGAGCAAACTTAAGGGTATTCTTATTTGAGAATATAACTAGAGTTACCATGGTAGCTATTGCTAATCAGATTAAAAGAGCAATATATCAAGATGAACCAAGGGTGAATGTGCTTAACGTAAACATTAAGAGTGATGCTCATAGCCACACAATAGACATATTATTAACCGTTCAAGTAGTAGCTACTAACGAAGTAGTTGAGATAGGAACATCACTAGAGAAATTAAGATGAGTAATAGACAAATTAATGCAAGTCAGTTAGGATTTGAAGAGGTTAAGACTGAATTAATAGAATTCATGAAAGGTCAAGATGGAGCTTTCCAAGACTACAACTTTGAAGGTTCTGCAATGAATACCATCATTGATGTGTTGTCTTACATCACTCATATCAACTCTATTAATGCTAACTTTGCACTGAATGAAACATTCCTAGACACTGCTCAGATAAGATCATCTGTAGTATCCCATGCTAAGTTATTAGGGTACACTCCTAGATCTAAGAAACCATCATCAGCTGCTATAGGATTGTCAGTATTGCCGTCAAATGCATTAAACGCTAATCCAGAACTGGTTCTAAAGAGAGGAACGATATTCAATACTAATATCGAGTCTACAACATATAACTTAATATCAGCCAACACTCATACCACTCAATTGATCAATGGAGTTTACACATTTGACAATGTAGAACTCCATCAAGGTACTGTTAAGAGTAACGTTTATATTTACGACTCTGCAGGAACTGAAGAATACATCATCACTGATCCAACAGTATATACTGGGTCAGTAAGTGTTAAAGTATATGATAATGGTGTATCAGATAAATTTGATACATACTTAGTATCACCTAACCTAGTGAACATTACAGAATATTCAGAGGTATTCTTCATAGAAGAAACTCGAATAGGATTATATAAAATATCATTTGGTGATAATGTAATCGGCAAACAACCTGAATATGGCAGTCGTATAGTAATTGAATACACCGCAGTTGGTTTAGGAGACATCAACACAGCTAATGTTTTCAACTTAGCAGATTCTATTGATGGCAATACCAATGTGGTAATTAATACTATCAAACCAGCAGGTGGTGGTGCAGACAGAGAGACTATCGACTCTATCAAATTTAATGCTCCGTTAGGATTTACTGCGCAAAACAGAGCGGTAACGCCAGATGACTATAAAGGCATCTTACAAAATACATACG